TAAGAACTTCAAGTCTTACGACGAACTGAAGAAGAAGTTGGAAGAAGTGCTTTCTGGCGACACCTTCGTTGGCAAGTCTGCTGCGCAGATGGCTGAAGAAGAAGACCGTCCTGTTATGGCTGCACCTGAACCTGCTCGTTCTGCACCTGCTTTCACACCGAAGGCTGCTGCTAAGCCAGCAATGGAAGATGACGACGATGATGTGATGTCTTACTTCGAGAAGATCGCAAAAGAAGACTGATCTACGTTAAGTAGAAACAGTGAGGGCTACCGTTTGGTAGCCCTTTTTGCATTTAGAAAGCCCAACGACTTTGCATGTACTTGTTAACGGTACTGTCGTTGTTGCGTGGAGAGAGTTTCACGCTGCTTGTTTGATTTTGTGTATTGTTGTTGATTGTTGGAGCAGAGACAACAGTATTACCACCGCCACCCTTAGCTGCATCCATTCTAGCTTGATCGTTTTCGCCAGACTGTTTGCTGATAGTGTCACCAATTCCAGGAACACTTGCTGCAGAAACTCCACCACCAGTCACTGATGGACGCTTGTTTCCTTTTTGCTTGTCGTATTGTTCCATCAAACGGAAACTGTAGTTATTGCCAGCAGCGATACCAGATTCGATAGCAGCCAGTTGCTTATCGCTTAGTTCTTTACCAGCTGTCCATTCTTCACCAGCAATTCTAGCAACACGACCACCAGTAGCTTTAGACTCTGCAGCTGCTGGAACTGGAGCAACTCCACCCTCAACTGGAATCTTGTTTGGTAGACCTGCTGCCATCTTAGCATCAATACCACGCTCTTGCATCTGACGTGCAGTCAGTGTTTCACGCATTGATACTTTAGTTGTGCCTAAATCGTATACGCCTGTTGTCTGAGAACCACCTGCTGCAGTAGTCTCTTTTCTAATAGACATTGGACCAGAATTATAAGACTCAACCTTAGATCCGTCAGCACGAGTCTCAGTAGAAGCACCCATGAATGTTGGAGACTTCTCAGAGATTAGCTTACCGTCTTTGTCAAGAACTTTAGTGCCTCCTGGACCTTCAATGACACGACTACCGTCTGACTTGAATGTTGTGCGAGTACCGTCGCCATTATCAACAGTCTGATCACCCATACCAAACATACCAAGAACTTTGTTCTTAGCACTACCGATGGCGTTTCCTGCTTTTGTTAGAGCGCCACCTGTGTTTGCGTCAATTAGGTTCTTGGCATTTTCTTTAGCCATCCAACCAACATCGCTGACTTTGTTCTTAGCACGAAGCAATCCTTCACCAGCATCGCCAGCCAATCCCTTAGCACCTTCCCAAAGACCAGCTGCTTTACCTTTGGTGTTATCCCATAGACTAGAAGCACCTTGCTTAGCAGAATCCCATGCCTTTGGTGCCCAGTTAGTTAGCTGACCAGCTTTTTCGCCGATAAACTCGCCACCCTTACCACCAAGCCATGATCCACCAACAGCACCAAGAGTGCCACCAATAAGACCACCAATTGCAGTACCAACTACTGGAACAACAGAACCAATAGCTGCGCCAGCAGCAGCACCTTTAAGCGCACCAGCTGCACCGCCGACTGCCATACCAGTACCTTTACCAGCAGCAGCACCTCGTTCAACCACAGCTTGTTCGCTAACTTGTTCGGTTAGTTTCTTAGCCTCACCTTGAGTTATCTCGCCAGACTCTAGTTTGGCTTTGATGTCTTCTTTGGCGTTTTGTTCTTTATCACCAGCTGCTTGCCAACCTTTGTAACCAGCATAAGCGCCAGCACCAACAGCAAGACCAGCCATAGCTAATGGGTTCTTGCCAAGGAATCTTGCTGCACCCATAGCACCTTTGCCTAGCATACTAGCGCCAGCTTTGATACCACCAAGTGCACGTTTGCCTAGCCCACCAGCCAGATCCATTAAACCTAAACCACCAGACTCTTCTGCTGCAGCTGTAGCACCACCCGTGGCTGTACCACCTACAACTCTTAACCCTCTGGTGTTTTCTTCAATCTTTATTAGCAGTTCAGTTTGGTCAGAGACCATTCTGTTTTGCTCCAGCATAGACTCTTCTCCCGAGTCTAAACCACCTGCCTTGGATGAGACAACACCTTCAAGAGATTCTGGACGAACTCTGTTGTCAATAGATGATAGTTGTCTTGCTAGGATGCCACGTTTCTTGGCTTCGGATGTTCCTGCGATCTGCCCTTCAGTCCAGCCACCTTCTCTTAGTTCTTTGAGTTTGGCTTCATTCTGAGACATCTCATACTGTTTGTCTTGAATTTTATTGAAGCGAGCAGCAGCTACGTCACGACTTCCACCATGCATTTTGGTGTACTGATCTACGTATTTCTTTCTAGCTTCACCACGATCTAGGTACTCAGAGAAAATACCGCCAGAGTTGCGAGGGATAATGCCAGTTTTATCAAGGAAACCACGCATGCTGAAGAAATCTTTAGCGCTGGCTTTGAAGCTATCTACTCTTGGACGCAGGGTGTTGAATTGACGACGACCAGTAGCAGTGTCAGTGATTTTACCAACTTGTTCTGGTGACATAGTCTGTTGAAGTTTACCTTCAAAGATTCTAGTCATCTTTTTCATGTGATCGGAGAGTTTGATCACATTACTATTCAAACCTTCACCGTTCTTGTCGGTTAGGCTCTTGATAATTTGTTCGTTGTCCTTTGCCTGAGCTTGCTGTAATTCTTTAACCTGTCTAGTGCTATTTTCTAGACCAGATGAATTCAGCGAGGATGCTTGTCTGGCGATTACTTGTCTCATTGGTTACTCTTCAGTCTTTGTTTTTCTTCTTCTAAGTGCTTGACCAACAAACTAACATAGATTTCTCGTTCGAAAGGCATCATGTCGTCCAACTCTTGTAACGAATATTTATGGTATTGCATCAATGCAAAGTTCGTTTTATAATAGTTGAACGCACTCTCATGGCAAAGGTTCATTAAAAAAAACTGTTAAGCCCTTCAAGAACCTTATTGTGCTCACGAGAACATACAGGACATTTGTAGTGAACTTTCTGTCTTAGTTTTGGCATAGTTTCGAAGAAGGATTCAATTTTCTCGAACTGCTCGGCTGTCAAATTGTTGACGAATGATTGTAGTTCTTCTTTGCTTTGTTCACTTGCGTGATATACTTCGCTGCTATCATAGATGTAGTCGATACACTCGCATACAATATCAAATACCAAGTCGACCTCTGCGTCTACTCCGTATTTGTCCATAGTATTGATGACGTTCACTGAAGGATACTTCATAACGATACCAACATCGTCAAACAAGTGAATCTTTTGTTCGTGTTTTGGATCTGTTTCTACTTTTAGCTTGGAAAGGTCAATAGTGATTTTCACCTTAGCCTTTTCGTCTTCGCAGACATCGCAACTAAAAATCAGATCAACAGTTTCACCTACAGACTTGGAACGAATCTGGCTAAAGATGTATTCCAAATCGAAGATAGCTAGTTTATCAACATCAATCTTTGATTGAGCGCATGAGCGGATAACACTCTTTAGAGTATCAACCATAACAGCAGCGTCTTCACTCTGTTGCGCTAACAGCAGAGCCTTTTGCTCTTTGACCAAGAATGGTCTGAATTTTAGAGTCTCTTTTGTTGAAGGGACTTCTAAGTTGTATGTTGGGGTGTTTTGTACTGGTAAACCCATAGTATTACTCTCCTTTATTCATATTCTTAATCATCTTTGTCAATTCAGCTGTGCTACCCACAAAGATTGCATTATTATTGGTCACCTTGTTAGCTTTATCAGCTGCCTTTGGTGCGTCAAGTTTCTGCTTTTGCTGGTGTACGTCCATCAACTGTTGGTTTACATCAGCTAGTTGCTTCATAAGGTTACCCACAACTTCAAAAGCACGTGGGTGTTCAGATTGTTTGGCTACCTCAAGCGCATGGTTGAGAGCCTCGTGACCTTTCATTAAAAGGTCGTGTAAATTCTTGCGGGATTGGTCATAATCAGATTCAATCTTTGCGTCACTAGAGTCAGAGACTACAATTTCACCAGTAGATGCGTCAATGATTTCGCCTGACGGTTCAGGCATTTTAGGCACGTCAAAGATATCTGAT